TCTTTCTCCTTTCTTCTTTAAAAAAAAACCAATATAGGAAACTAGCCAATAACTTGAGTTGGCGAAGGGAGAGGAGAGTGGATACCCGTTCACGTTCGTAGGTGACGGTATAGACTTTACGAGTGCCGCCTTTTTCAGTGGTGTATTCATCGGTGACGATACCCCACACAGGTTCTTTTCGTTTCATATCTTGCCTCCTTTCTTCGCTGAACAATAAACCAAACAAGCAGCCACTACCAACGGCAGGAATACGATAGAGAGAACAGCCAGCAAAGCGGCCGTGTACATTTTGGCTTCATAGATGTTTTTACAGGGAGTAACTTCGCCGGGCATGGCGTTGTAAAATTTCTGAACCGCAGTCCAGGAAAAATGATTGGATACTTGTACGCGCTTCCGGCTTCCGGTAACAGGTACGGTTAATGAATTTGTTTTCATAACTCACGTAGTTTCGCTTTGTGTGAAAAGAAAGACGGCCACACATTTCCCGTCGCGAAACTACGTGAGTTCATCTCCGAAGAGCTGAAAAATCACTGGAAATGGCAGCCGCCTATATCGTACAATTTGGGCATAAAAAAAGCCCTACAAATATGTTGTGAGCATTATCCGTTACTCTTCGGTTGATGATTTCTCATCGTAGTTTCGCACTGCAAATATGGTGAAAGTTTTTGGATTTGCAATGCAAAAGATTAACTATTCAGTAATTTCTTTTTCAAATTATCAAATTCTTCTTCTGTGATAGTTCCAGAATCTAATAAATCTTTGGCTTCTTTAATCTGATCCGTTACTGATTTTTTACTGTTCTCTTTGATAACCTGGATAGCTTCTGCTTGCTTTTCCTGTACTGCTCTAAGCTCCACATCTGATTTTTTGTCTGATGCAAAGGCTATAATTAGTCCTATCAGCGGACTTAACAATAAAGACCAGAAGAAGGCCCATCCAAAACCAATTTTACGTCCACTACCGACGAAACCAGCGACGATAGAAAAGACAATCCATCCAAGAATCCACATAAATTTATTATATTAATTGTCATAGAATTTAATAATACTAGCTAACGGTTCCTCAAATTTGTAGAGATCATCCAAAGACTCAATTAAATTTTTCGTTTCTTTTTTGTTCTCATCAAATGTCGCAATGTACTTTTTGCCGCCATTAAAATAAAGACGACAAATAGGTTTACGATTATTGTCATCGAGAAGGATGCCGAAATAACTTTGGGTGTCACGTTGTGCTACGCGATTAATATCAACGTACTTACGCAACATTGCCCGGACAATGAAATATCCTTCTTTTTCTTCTTCCGTTGTTATGATTTTACATTCTTCTTCAGCAAGTGTTGGAGATTGAATTTCTACATGAGGTATTTCATCTGTTTGTTTCTCTGTTTCTTTGTTTAAGGCATTTTTAAAACGATCCGTAATTATATCACTGATAACTTGACTAAAGGATCTTTTGGTTAAATCAGTAAATTGCTCAAGTATTTTAGCTGTTACAACGCCTGAATATACTTGTTTTGTAAACAATCGAACCAAAGTTTCGCTCGGGGATTCCATCTCGGCAAGAATAATATCTTTCAGGCCTTTCATAAACTTCAACTCACTAGCTGCATTGACAATGCTTTCAACATCGAAATATGATTTATGAAATTGTTTGACTTCTTCTATCTGATTATCTCGTAAATCAAGCATATTTAATACCAAAAATGGTTTTCCATCCATTTTGTTTGGTTCTTCCAGGTCTGTATAGAAGCGATATTCAATACCATTAGTTAATACTCCAAATCGAGCGCATGATACGTGATAATAACGTAATAACTGGTTATCATGTGAATTTAATTTTTCGGCCCAGTGTTTACATTCAATGAGTATTACTGGTTCATTGTCTTTCAGAATAGCATAATCTATTTTTTCGCCTTTTTTAGTGCCTATATCACATGTATATTCTGGCATTACTTCGAAAGGATTAAATACGTCATAGCCTAATGCTTGAATAAAAGGCATGATTAATGCGTTTTTTGTAGCTTCCTCAGTATGAAGATTGTCTTTTAGTTTGGCAACGCGTTCTGCCACTTGTTTGATAGTGTCTTTAAAATCCATAGCTATAAATGGCGAACTCTCTCATATCGTGTGCCCACCGATTGTTGACATCGGAACCCGATTTCACGGATTACACAATAAGAGAGAGTACATATAAAGGTTCAACAATGTTTGGGCGCTGTGAATATGGGTATTTTTTTTTGAATACCAAAGGAAACGTTCTTTCTTTTGGCGGTATAGTTTGAATTTGTTGGTTACTGTGCATTGTAGTGCTCAAAAAAGAGCGTCCAGATGATCGCTCACCCAGACGCCCAACCTTAACTATGAAAAAATTTACGTTTTTCATTTGTAAACATACGATTTATTATAATCTGTCATCCGTCGGATCGTATGTTAGTAAACATGTAGTTCACTTATTTCACAATTTGAGCTATTTTTGTTTTCCTCGATAATCACATTCCATAAAATTAATTGATTCCAATTTTTCAAGATGATCTAAGGGCATCTTGCAACCCTTATTTCCTTTTACTATTGATCTTTGACTATAAAGCCACGCCGCCAATCTTGCTTCATCTTTATTGTCCGATTTCCGATATGGCCACTTTCCTACCTTTTCCCTATAACTTTTTAATGCTTCAAACGTTTCAAGCCATTTATCATTAAGCACTTCCCCCCAATCGAATCCAATGGAATCAAGCATTTGCTTTCGAATATCGCTTATTTTCCCTATTTTTTTATATTGTCTTTGATTTACACACCACAAACCAAGTTTTTTTATCCTCTTATCGGTACTATATGAAGAAGGCCATGTTCCTATATTAGTATGGTAAGATTTTACACAATTAAACATTTCGTGCCAAATAGTATCCCTTTTATTTAAAGGTCTCTGCTTAATTTGAGGTTGTTTTATAACAAACTCTATGCCAAGAGTATTAAAAACATTCTCTATTTTACTTTGACTCAAGTTCGATTTACCAGACAGAAAGGAGGCCATACCGCTCTTACTTATTCCAATAGCATCAGCAAGTGCCGAAGCTCCAACCTTATGAAGCTCCATAGCCTCTTTGATTATTTCTCGTATCATTTGAATAAGATTATTCTTTTATAACAAGTTCTATATTGAGATACCTTAGTGTAGCTTCAATTTTATCTTGACTAAGATTCGTCTTCCCGGAAAGAAAGAGAGACATACTACCCCTATTTATCCCTATTTGCTCCGCGAGGTCTATGGCCTTGACTTTACGAAGACTCATTGCTTCTTTAATCGCTTCTCGTATCATTTTTTCAACATTTGATTTCTCATTTCTTCTATACCTTCCACAGTATTAGGATATACTGTCCATCCTCTTCTCAATAAAGAAAGAAGAGAATCACATTTTTCATTAACAAGTGCGTTACTTACTTCTTTGTAGGTTGATTTAAGTGATCTGTATTCGTTATAAGAAATTTTTCTAACATCACCCAGACAGACTTCATCGTCACCACCAAAACCAACGATAGTACCTTCATAGTAGTATTTTTTACGACCATAAGCGCCAGAAACGGCAAATGAACCAACTTCTTCCATATAACCCACCTGAGCCATCGAAACGCCACATTCATATTGTCTGGTTTGCGTATTAAATGATTGTCCACATTCTGGTGCTTCACCGTATCTGTATCCGACTATTTTACTACCTATGATGTTCATAACTTGCTTGTTTTATTATTACACTACAAAGATACGAAAATGTTTGGTGATACAAAACATTTTAGACGAAAAAGTTTTGTACTACCAAACATTTAACCTTTAGAAACACTTGGTTCAGTAAATAGCTCACACCTTTCCAGGTTTGCCACCTTTTTATCTTTATCGTTTGATATTGATACGACCACTTTGAAATCATCTATCACTTCAGAGATTAACTGATCATCAGTCATTGTACATACAATCATAAAAACTATCTTTGTGAGGATTTTAGTGACATAAATGTTACTTGATCGATTGACAAATAGAAAGCCGGGAGTGATTGCCCGGCTTTCGCTTTTTCTTCAATAAAAGTTCCAATCTTCGAGTTTTTCTTGTGTATTAAACACCTCTTGTGGCATTTCTGCTATTTCCCAGAATTTTTCAACCCTATAATACAGGGCTTCAACTTGTGAAGCAGAAAGCTTGTCTATTTTTTGCGTCAATAGGGGTAAGTCTATCTTATGCTTTGTTGCGAGTCCATACATATCTTCACTATCTTCGCAATGTCCTATCAACCCCTTTTTATTATACCTAAATTGATCTGACGCATAATTTCCATTAAGAGCCTCGGCTAAAAACGCCCATTCTTTTTCCCCGAATTTTCCTCTCAGCTCATTTAGTGCGTACAGACGCGCATAACGAGCATTATTCAACAAATCTATGATTGTCTGATTCATACTATCTCCTTGTTCGGATAGCCAGGATGCCAGCTCTTCTTGCATTCTTATAGTTACTGTTTTCATTCTGTTTGCCCGTTATGCCGATAGCACAGCATTTTGTTAATTACTTAATCCACATTCTACGACGGCCACCGAGTGTTGCCGTTTTAATCCAGATATCTGTTATTTTCTCAGATTCGCCAATAGTTTCTAAAGGAGTATCAGCTTTAACCTCTTTCCAACCTATTGCAGCTGGGTAGGTACCGTCGTTCTTAATGCAACATGGGGCATTCTGAGATACAGTGATGGAGACTTCGTATTTGAAATCCTCTTTACCTGCTAACAAATTAGCAATATTTGAACTGCTACCTCTTCTTATTAATTGTTTTACTTCGACTGCTTTCATGACTTTAATTTTTAAAATGTTACGTTATTTGATTGATTGACACTGCAAATATACTGCAAACATTTTTGTTTGCAAAATGTTTGCAGGTATTTTTGTTTGCAAAACGAACATTTAACCTTTAGTAACAGTAGAACGTGGGAATAGCTCACATTTTTCCAGATTTGAAATTTGGAGGGAAAAGAAAAGCCTCTGTCATTTTTCGACAGAGGCTGAATCTATTGGCTACAGTTCGTTTTTTAGTGTTCAATTAAAAAAGTTCTTTTCAGAATTGAACTGTGGCCATATTGCTGACTATTTCTTTAAATTTAGCTTGTATGATTGCTCTTTGTTTTTCGGATGCAAAGGCTAATCCGTTTTTATACTTACGCATCAGAGAAGGATTGATACCGACTGCACGGGCAAATTCTGTGGCACTGATAAATGGAAATGCCAGGAAAAAGCCGGAGAAGTCGTAACGATATTCAATCGTATATCCCTCTTGTACCCATTCTGATACCATACCTGTTCGTTCCTGAAAGTATTCAAACTGCTCTGTGAGCACTTCCGTAAAGTCGTTTTTCGCTTCGGCTTCAGAAAGACCATAGCCAACCGCACCCTTTACATCTTTTGTGTAAATGGAGTAGCCACCATCGGCTGACTTTTCGATAATTGCTGTAACTGTTTTCATAACATTCTTTTATTGTTTGGTCCAATTAAAACCACTCCCCGGAGGGAGTGGTAGTTGCTTTTACTTTTTCAACCCGGCATCTTTCATCATCGATTCCAGAGTTCCTTTCGGTATTTCCTTGCTCGGATGGCGGCCGACGGGGATGAAATAGTCAAAGTCCGGGTGAACATACTTATGATGTTTCTTACCCTTTTTGATTGTCCAGCCTGCGGCTTCAATCAATTTGTAAAACTCGGAAAATTTCATGATGTAAAAGAACTTTGTTTAATTGAACACTACAAAGGTAACATATATGTTCCAATCCTGCAAGAGGAAAAGTAATAAAAAGAACATATTTGTTTCTTTTTAACAAAGCCGCCCTACCTATCACAGGCAGAGCGGCTAACTCAATTACTAATCTAAAAATCTAATACCATGAAAAACACTTACTTAATATTAATTTTTCGTTTTATGAACTTAAAAATGCCATATCCAACACCTAATAGAATAATGCCTGATAGTGCACCGATGGCCCAACCGCCCATATCCATTTTGAATTGTTGCCAACGTGTCAGTTTCTTTTCAACTTCAATAGGGATTTCAACGGTTTGTATTATTTCGATCTCTTCGATCTGTATAGGGATGCCCAATGTGTCCGGGTAAATATTCAGACTATGGTTTAATTTACCACCAGACCATACAGCCCAACTTTCGCCATAGGGGTTATGCAAATATGACGTTGTATCCGGGGTACTTATGGAATCTCTGTAAGGAACAAGTACGGTTTTAATGATAGTATCACGGAGCCGGACAGTCGTAACCTCCATACTTTTCACTGGTACATATACCGTCTTTGTGCAAGCTACCATGCAAAAGGTAATACACAGATATAATATCGTTCCAGTCACAAGGCGTCCCATCCGGCTTCCACTTCTGACATGATTGCGGGGACTCCATTCTCAACTAAGCTGATAGCTGCTGCCATCGCACACATGATGGACTTTTCGTCCGGATCCGGAACGAAAGTTGTAGGGACTTGCATTTCCCGGCTTACACGGATGATGTAGCCAGATGTGTTGTTTTCGTGCTCCGGAGCCCATCGGTGGATATAGTCGGCGATGGTGCGGCAACCATGCAACTTGTGGTAATTACGCAGTAATTTCAGCAATGCCCGGTAGCCGGATGCCCTGTCTTTGAACTCTTCAAATGTAAAGTCTTTTTTGTTGGCGGCATCTACTTCACCCTGCCATTTCACACTGTTGCTGTTACGGATGTTTCCGGGATTGTTGTTCCGGAGACCGCGGGGTAATTTTTCTGTACTCATTGATGTTCCTCCTCTAATTTTTTGAATGGGTCGGCGCTGATGGGTGGCTTACGATATCCACATTCCAGTTTTTCGCATTTCCATAGTTTCAATATGGCATTGTTCGTAGTCAGTGTATTATTTTGATTCCGGGCCGCCGTCAAATCATCGTATAGCTTATCAATCAAATCACTCTGCCGGGATTTCTCTTCACGGAATTGTATGTAAAGCTCTTTCCATTGTTCACTGACCTTAGCCTCGTTTTCTATTTCAGCCGACCGGCGTTTCTGTGGAAGCAATACAATGGCAGCAATGCCTCCTCCGCTGATAAAGGTCAGAAAAGCTAAACCTATTGTCATCCAATCCATTCTTTGTTATTAATTTATGGGTATAAAGTTGTTCAATTCTAATCCAGGCATAAAGGACATTCATTTGCGCTTTGCTCCAAACGTATCATAACCATCCCGGTTAAAGAGCATGGTCCAACCGACACTTGAGAGTTCGCGGGCAATAAACGGAGTCAGGGTATGACTTCGGGATACATCCTTCAGCCAACATCGTTCCCGTTGTTCAGCAATCATTCGGTTACGGATCGCGACCAAATATGAAAGGGATTGATCTGATACGAGCAGTTGTTCCATCAGGTCCCCGGAGAACTCTTTCAGTCGGTAGGCTACGGTTATAGCTAGTCGGGCGGAATCAGTCATCCGGTTACTATTGTCGGTTCCGCATTCTATTTCTCCATAATCGACAAACAAATAGTAACCGTTTATATTGTTGACACGGCTACTGACTGCATCGAAGTTGGGGCCAAAGACATAGTTGCCTATTTCGGGTACTAAAGGTTCGTTAGGCAGAGCAAGAAGGGCTGCAGACAAGTCTTCGTACCCATCTATATTGCTTCGCCCTTTGTTGAACAGAGCGCTGAAAGCATCGTGATTCGGGAAGCGGGCGAAGTAAAGAAACAGTTCAATTAATAGGGATGTGTTCATATGATTTGTTTTATTGTTTTTATGGATAATCCTGTCTTGTCAGAGATTTCTACCAGGTCGATACCGGCTTCGTTCATGGCGGTGACGCTTTCAATGAGCTTTTTCCGGAGGATGGCCAGGTACTTGATGACCGGCATTTGTTCAATAACGTCTACATTTCCTAATCCGTCGGCCGAAAGATTATACAGGCTTTCGGCCATGCCGATGGAGATAGCCGGTTTATGTTCTTTAGGTTTTCGCATGTATAAGATACTGAACGGAGTCTGGGTGAACAGGTAGTTGGCAAATGCTTGGAAGTTCAGGCAAATGGCTTGGAGTAATATCGAATCCAGCGATGCAAAACTCTCAGCTAACCGATGGGCAGCTTCGGACGTGTAGGTGCCTGGACAGTATAGAATAGCTGCCATCACAGGCAGTTTGTCCGCTTGGCAACCAATCAGTTCGTAAGCCTCTATGAACTGGATGGCGGAGAGCGAACAGGTTAGCGTGTCAAATCCGGTCTGTATTTTGTATGCCTTATATATTTGGTCGTTTACGGATATTTCCGGCACCAATTGTGCCAGAAAGCAGTTATTGATATGTTGCATGTCTTTACATATAAAGTCTATCTGTTCGGAAAGCAGATACAGATTTTGATTCGCATCATCCCCTTTTATCTTCTTCGGGTTCAATTTTAGAGCTTTGCAGATGTAGGCGATATGTAATTGCCGGTAAGAAATTTGACCGGTAGCGTATTGCTGGAGCAACTTGCAGACAGACAGATACAGTTCCGGAGTAAGTTGTTCCCATCGATTGGGTATACTGTATTCTCCGAAATGAGTTTCAAAAACAATAGCCGGGACATTCATGACATCAGGAAGATTTTATCGCTTTCGCGGTTATAGGAGGTGGTAGGATCAATATTCCCGGACACAGGTTCACTGAGAGCCAGGTCTATGGCTTTTATGGTTTCCATTGCCTGGGATTGCAGGGAAGCGGCCAAAGTCAATTGGCTATTTCTTTCATCGATGCCGTTTCGAGAGGCTTTTTGTTCATCAAACAGACTGCGTATAGTTGCTGGGAACTCAATAATATCAAAACGGCACAACGCTATTGATATTATCAACATGGCCAATGCTCTTTTTAACTTCGTTTCAAAATCAGCTTCTCGTCCTTCTATGCTTGTAAAGTATCCGCCGATCGTATCGTCTAATACTTCGCGTTGGATAGCAATCGTACGGAAGAAGAATAAATATGACATGTCTATACCATATAAGCTATTGAACTCAGAAGTCGTTTTGATCCGGAGGCTGTCCATATACTGGAAGTCGGTTGTCTTACGCCAGACTTCCTGGTAGGATTCATTGGTCTCCAGTTCATGGATAAGCGAATCCATTGCGTTAAAATAATTGTCGATATACTGGCGGCGCATACTCTCCAGTTCGTATTTGTACACATCCGCCCCTCCGGACATACGTTTGGCGATGGTAGCAAAGATAACAGCCTTGTGCATGGTCAGATTGCCGAAAGCCAGTTTCAAGTGATGCCAGGCGTCGGAATCTTTGTCTTGTATGATCGATTTCCAAAGGGGAATGGTTATGATGCCCTGAATCTGTTTTCGTGCGCCTATGGCAGACGAATTGAGTTCTTCGATCTCTATATCGCTAGCGACATAAGGTACATAATCCCGAAAGTCGGCGATATTGTCAAATAGTTCTATTAATACGTTGTAGCTCATGATTGTTGACGGTTTAAACGATCATTAGGTGAAACTTCTTCCTGACGTGCCGGTACCTCCCGGTAAAAACCGATCCGGTAGCCTTGTTTATAGAGATCCGGAAAGTTGACCTGCAGGACCAGATTGAACGGTTCGCAGCACTTCTCATCGTCCGGAGTGAGCGTTTGCAGATAAAGCAAGTAGTTATAATATACATCGGCGCCTGACTTGGATATAACCCCATCCTTGCTAACGCTGGAGATGGACGAGTCCAGGCCTACGGCACCCAGTAGCACTTCGTCTACCCGTTTGTCATATTCGATCAGGGATGAAATGTATTCTTTGTACTTCAGGTCGATCGTTTCGATCTTCCATCGTTCTTCTTCGTTTCCCTGGCCGGTTTTGAACGAATAGGTAGAAAAAGCCTTCCCCTGGTTCTTTTTACCGGATAAATATAGCGATAGACGGCGTAGTTCCTCCTGGGTGTAAAGTACGATCAATGACTCCCGGTATTCGGTGCCGATTTCGATATCATTGTATTTTATCAGTTGTTTGTTATCCTTCTTGCGGAGCTTATTTTCCTCGCATAAGGCTTTTATTTGTTTACGCTTGGCTTCTACCCAGGCATTCGGTATGATAACATGTATTTTGGCTGCCAGGCTATTATTTAAAAAGCTATCGATAAATTCGGGTAATTCGTTTGATGTTTTGATATGAGTCTTAACACCTTCGTGGGTTTCGTTCTCTCCGTAATGATTGCCTACGGAGCTTTCCCGGTGATGGGATATGGCGGCAAAACGATAGTTGTCTACTTCGTTGATGCGGAATAGCGGATACACCTTGTATTTGGCCGCTCCATAGTTCCAGTTTCCGGTAACGACGAAACGCAGATCGTTATATAACACGATATCCTCGGCAACATCTTGTTTGAGCGTTGCCAGGCGGCAATATTTGTTTTCTACCAGATCCAGTCCGGCTACCGGCATGCGACCAATTGCTTTTCCTTGCGACATGCGCCACTTTACGAAAAAGTCCCGGAAGAAATAATACCGTTTGATGATGGCAAGTCCAAAATCCTTGTAGGACATTTCCATGCCATTTTTAGGCCAGCTGTCCAGCCATTCTTGTATAGCTGGCACATCGGTCCACTCCCGGATCACCTTGTTGTCTTGCAGTTTCTCTTTGTATATACGGGGGCCTTTACCGTATAGCATATTGATCTGTTTACTGATTAAGCGGGGTAATAACCGGTTGTTCTTGATATCGGCCTCTATATGTTCGCATTTGCGGTTATCCGCTCCACGGGAATACACGTTATAGCCATCCACATTCAACCAACGGAATGATATATTCCGATTATATCCGGATACAGGTCTTTCGTCCTGATCCATTTCCCGCATCAGGCTGGTACCGGGATTCGTACCCACCTGAAAGGTTATTACATTGTTGTCATCCAGGTAACAGCCAAGGTTACCCCACATGTCTATCTGACTCATAGCCAATCTATCTTATGTAGTTTAAATCCATCTTGCGGAAACCCCATGTACCGGATCAGTATGCGGTAGCATGACTTTGGGTTGCCATCTGCATCGGAGAACAGGAACAGGTTGTCGCTATCCACCCGAAAGCGCTCCTGTGGTAGCTGTGCCCTATACTTGCATCCTGCCTTGGTTACCAGCTTGGCTGATGCCTTTCCCCTTGCCTTAGAGTAAGGATAGAAGGCAATAGTGAAGCATCCATCGGGTAGCTTCGATAGCTCCCGTGCCCATTGCAATGCGTGCAGGCCTGTAATCGTTTCCATGCCCAAATGTACGCGGGCGAGCGGGAGAGGGAAAGGACACGGGTCCCTCTGTCATATTTTCCGGACCGACCGGGAGAGTGCAACACAAGTCGAAAACTCAGCGGTGGCGTAAAACAGAAGCTTTTTGCGAAAAGTCTTTTTTAATTTTAGGGGAATACCATCACTGTCTATCAGTTATATAGGTGTATTTCCGTTTCCAAAACAGGCCATTATTATAGGGTGAAACAACTATTATTATATCCCGGGAGAAGGTTTATAGCATCATATTGTCGGGTAAATCATCCGGTATTGCGCTATATTCGCTAGGCATACGTTCGTAGTATAGGCCATGTAGCAGGTAAATGAGCGCGGACGGAAGCTGTGTTGTCAACCCGGCCTGATACTTGATGGGGACTTTCTTTTCACTTGTCTTGTCTAACTCGATACGGCCGTCGGTTTTCTTTCGGGGAGACAACATGATGGAACTGCATAAGTTCGGGCATTCGTTTTCATCTACTAATACGCGCGGGAATGAATTGGATTGTTCTCCGAAAATAAGCAGCAACAGTTTGAACTGCATCCAGTAGTAGATCGTGCTTTGTCCTTCATTCATCAGTTCAACTGAAAAACCGTAACTCTCTAATTCTCTTTTTAATATCTTGGCATCTGTGGTTATTTGCTCGAAGTCTTCTTTCTTTTTGTTACCGGCACGGTCGTAGTACAGGCGGATGTGTTTGTTCTTGGCATCGGAGCCGAAGAACTCATGAATGGCGGTGGCCAGTTCCGGCTGTTGCTGTGGGTAGTAGCAAGTGAACTCTTTTAAGACGCGGAGTTCTGTACCTTGCTTACGTTCCTGGGCAGCTACCACACTGGAGAAATGACCAGGGTCGTAGCCTAGGAGGATTTCTTCGCGCGGATCGTAATACTTCAGGTAAAAGGCGGTCAGGCGGAAATGCTCTTTCAGATCCAGGCGCATGATGCTGGCATATTTGTAACTATCGGTAAATTGATGTTGTTTGGGTGAGTAGTTGGCAAAGAAACGGTCCATTACCTCTTTTTTGCGGATGGCGCATATGGCGGTCAAGAATTCGTCGATGTCGAGACTTTCCAACTGGGTTTTGAAAAACTTCGGACCTAATATGTCTTTGTTCACAAAAGAGCTGGCGCGGATGTAGTAGGTAGCGTACCGGCGCATGTCGGCCAGACGAGGTTTCCAAAGGGCGACAATTCGCTTTTGTTTTTCGATATCCAGGCGTAACTTTTCCAGCAGTATCGGGTTCTTTTCTTCACGTGCAAGCGCATCGGCACGATACATGGTCGCCAGTGCCTGGTTGATGTGCAGGGAGACGGTGACAATCTCTTCTATCAGGTCTGTATTGACATTGTGTTCATATTCTTCAAACCAGTTGTCTTCACCCAGGTCCACACGGGCGGTATCGGATACGCCGGTAATTCCCTGATAGTATTGGCTGGCACGTATTTCGGCGCTCGATCCACGTAGGGACGGAAACAGGCGGCTTTTCAGTTTTTCGCCTTTCTGGTGTTTCATCTCTTCGATGAAGGCATGCACACCGGAACGTCCGGCCACGGATTCCGGCTGGTCGCTCGATACGAGTTGCAGGTGGAAGCCGTTACGGAACAGGATGCTGTGCTTCGGGAAAGCGATCGGGTAACGTGGACGGCGAAAATGGGTAGGGATTTTACTTTCGCCGACAATGTAATCTATACCGTATTCCAGCATGGTGCGCCGACCTCCCATGATTGGGCGGCTGAAGTAGGCTTGTATATTCGGCCAGATGTTGGTAAATAAGGCGGTATAGGTTTTGTGAACCAGGAAGGCCAGTTCTCCGGGCATCTCGTTGGCTACCTTAATAATACGCGGGCCGAATACGCCTTCCGTCTTTCCACCGGCACGGGCTACCTCGGTTATCTGTGTATTGGCGTCTACTACATTGGCCCGGATTTGCATCAGGTTCATATAATAGTCTTCGAAGCGGTCGGTTTGAAATGTGTTATTCTCCATCTTCTGGTATCTCCTCTATGATTTCGGCATCCATGATATTAGCATCGCGCAGGAGCCGTTGTTTTTCTTCTTTTTCTACAGGAAGGTTGTCTATCAGGTTGATGTAGAAACCGTTATTGTTCTTTTGGGCTATTTCTTTCAGGTTGCGTTTGCTAAAGCCCAGCAATTCGGCCGTGACCTCGTTGGAGATCAGGAAGACCGGTGCCCAGGCGCTTTCTTTGTCGGCTGCTTCAGAGGCACGCAGGCGACATTCGCGAGCGGCATCGTAACAGGCTTTGGCGGTACGGAAGTCTTCGTATTTCGTTGCTTCTAAGGCAAGGTCTTCGTATTTGTTGGCGAAGTCGGTTTCCCATATTTTGGTGGCAACGTTGCAGTCCATTGAGAAATAGGAGATGGCGGAATAGATACGTGCCTGGCAGGTACGCACATCCAGCCGAATGCCTTGCGTGGAAAAGATACGGGTTTGCAGCGTTTTGGCGGCTTTGGATATGTTGCGTTCCTGTTCGTATACTTCGGCGGCCCATTGCATTTGGTGCAGGAAGAGCTGTACGTCCTCAGGGATACCGCTACACTTTCCGGTAGAGAGGAAAGTATGGATGATATCCGGATGTAGCTTGTCTATAATTTCTAATGTTGTCATAGTTTTATGTTTGCTGAAGAATAGTTTCAAAAATCACTTTGCGTTCCAGATGTTTAGCCAAGTTTTTTTTATCGTTTTCGTGACGGTCGGAGCGGGCAGGGTTATTTAAGTAGGATTTGTAGCGGCTGATATTATGGTTACAAGCGGCGTATTT